TCATTCCATATCGAGATCGCCTATTTTTACCTCTAACTCCAGCGAGGTGGTGAAGCCGCCCTCACCGATAGTGTTGGTAACAGTTGTAATCGTCCATTCCCCTTCGTCTATTGGCCCCTTAAATCCGCTGACCCTTACCGGAAGCTCCGGGAACAGATCGCCGCGCCCTTTAGCCAGTGTGATAGAAAACGTTGCCGCTCCGCGCTGGAGTCGCTCCCACGTCATTTTGGCGGCGCGTTCGGCATTGGCTCTGTTGGCATAGGTACGGCTGAGAACCTTAACGTTTTCATCGGTGCCAACCAGGTACTCACCCTGTTTCGGCTCCGGGGCTTTTGTAGGCTTGTCAGCTGCCTGGCGACGGCGACGGCGCTTAACCTTAACCTCCTGCTTATTTGTCGGCTCGTTGGTATGCAGCCAGCTGGCAACCACGCCCGTATAGGCTCCGCGATCGGCCATGCTGAACCGGTGGCCATCACCGCTTGAACGGGTGATCGTCATAACAGGCAGCGGCTTACCGCTGGCCGTCACGCCCTGACCCTGGCGGATAAACATGAGATTGCCGTTTTTTACTGACGCAATAGCACCATACTGGCGGGCCAGCCTCATCAGAAACGACCCGTCAGACTCATTGGTCTGATCGATATGGTCCACCGGCTGCTTTGCCATATCGTCGCCAATAGCCTGCTGCAGTTTGTGCCTGGTAGCCATCTCGCTGACAACAGCCCCGACCGTGGTGTTATGCCATGACTTTTCCCGCTTGATGTTCAGCGTGCTACGGAAGTCAGCCGAACGCGCCCGGATGGTTAGCCGGTCCGGTGCGCCCGAGTGCTCAATTTCGTCTACTGTATACTGGCCTTTCACATAAAGCGGCTCCCCCTGCCAGCCGATTGCGAGAGACAGCACCGCGCCACGGCGGGGTAATTCCAGCAGTCCGTCAGCATCATCCAGTTCCAGATCCAGCTGGTCAGCCTCAAACCCTCTGTTGTCCGTATGCGTCAGTGATATCAGCCGTGACTCAATTGTGGTTGTAATATCCTTGTTTTCGAGCGTGATGCGGTAAGCCGGTATCAGTGCGGCGCCGTAACCCATCATGACAATAACCCCCCGGCGATTGAGATTGCAGAATCCTTAAGCCGGGTCAGTTGTCCTGACAGATCGCCCAGCATTTCAGTAAGCGACTCATCCACCCGTTTCAGGGTGATCGTGAACTCAATCTGTCGCGCCGCGCCATCGCTGAAAAACTCGCGCTTAGTCTGGCTGATGCTCTCAATAATAAACATGCCATAAATCGTGCCGCTGCCCTCAATAAGGGGCCATGCCTTGCCCGTCTCCGCCATCTGATCAAGCGTCAGCATCGAGAGTCTGCCGCCAGTAATAGCGGGCATTAGCGTGCCGTTCAGTGTGATTGTGTCCGTATCGGGCCCGACAAACTGCAGCACTGGCCGGGCGTTAACCCGGCTGTTACTGACGTGCCTCCACTGGCGCTGCAGCTGCAGCTCCTGATACGGGACTGTTTTCAGCGTGAAAACGAATAACCCCAGCACCATCATCATTCGAAGTCTCCCCTGTCTGAAAAATTACTGCGTATGCGGGCACTTGCCCGGCGTTCCCGCTCATCAAGCTGCCGCGCTACCTCACTGGCTATGTCGGCAGCGCTTTGCCCTGGCTGGGTGTAAATGCTGATTGGCGCGTGAATACTGACGGGATGAGTGACCACTGGCGCAGACGCACGGCGCGGCATTTCCTCACGGTATTCAACAGCCGGCAGGCTGAACGGGTGTAGCGGTTTTGGTTGCTGAACTCCGGAAAGATTACCGAATACCAGCGACACCGCATCAGTCAGTGATTCATCCTGCCTGGACGCTGCATCCTGTTCCGGTAGTTCAAACGCGTAACGCGTTAAAAGCTCTGCAGGCTGCGGCAATTCTCTGCGTGTAAAAGCTGTTACGCCTGCAAGCTCAACGGCACGCTGAGGGGGCTGAACACGATATTCACTGACAGGCATTTCAGCAAATGGCGTCATGGTCGCCGCTGCAGGTTGAGCTGCGCCGTTAAAAGCAAAAACAGCAGCAGCAGCCAGTGCAGCGGTACGGCGGCGGCTGGTTATACTGGCGGGACCGTTTACAATCTCCGGGCCATTCTCACCCACCACGCCCCACTGGCCGCGGGGGTTCACGCCACCATTATCATGGAAGCCTGCAAACCCGGGCATTCCGTACCCGGCATACGGTGAGCCTCCGGCGGGCAAAGTAACCCGGCCATCACTGCTTACCGTGGCTGGCTGCTGCCGGGCAACCTGCTCAGGCAGCTTCGCTTTTGCCGCCTCCTTGCTGACGATCCCCAGCTTTTCCAGTAACCACGACACGCCGGATTTCAGCGTTTCCAGCGGGTGCATAACCATGCTGAGTCCATCAGCCAGCGCCTCACCAAACTGTCGTCCCATTCCCGCTGCACTCTGCAGCTCCTGTGAGGTTGATTTCACCGGGTTCAGCAGGTCAGTGAACCATCCCCACAGCGCCTGCACCTTATCACCTATCCACTGGAACACGGGCCGCAGCGGTTCAAAAGCGGCAGCGATCGGGGCAGATGCCGCCTTAAATCCTTCAACCACACCGCCCAGAAACGCCTTAATCGGCTCCCAGTATTTCCAGATAACCAGCGCCACCCCGGCCAGCGCGGCCACAACCAGCCCTATCGGGCTTAACAACACCGTCAGCGCGCCGGAAATAAACATTAATCCGGTGCGAAGCAGCGCCAGCGGAGACGTGACCAGCCACAGCAAAGAGCGGCCCAGCCCGGCTAACGCAGCCCGACCGGCGGCCAGCGGATTGAGCATGGCCCACACCCCACCACGCAGCAGCGCCAGCGGCCCGGAAACCACGCGGGACGCAACGCCACCCATGATGGACAGAGACGATCCCAGCGATGAGAGCGGGCCTGACAGCGCACGCGACGCGCTGGCATTACGCGCAAATCCGCCTGACAGCAGAGTGAGAGGGGATTTAGCCAGCCACAGCAGCCCATTGCCCAGCCCCTGCGCAGAGCTGAGCACGCCCGGCAGAACACGAATCCCCAGCGTACTCATGCTGAGGCGGACCACGGCCAGCGGACCAATAATTGCCGCCACGGCTACCATCAGCGTTCCCAGCACTACAGCTACAGCAGCAACTGCAGCAGCCACTTTAATCAGCGTTCCTGCCAGCTCCGGGTTTTGTTCCACCCAGCGGCGTACTACGCCAGTCACCTGCCGGATAGAAGTCATTATTTCCAGCAGAGGCGTGCGCAGCGTTTCGCCAAGCCCGCTCATCACGTTCTGCATCCCCGCCTTAGTCAGCATCCATTGCGCTGAAAGCGAGTCTTTATTGATATCGGACTCTTTCTGCATGGACCCGACTGATGCAGCTCCCTTAACCAGCCCTAACTGGCGGTACAGTTCCCCCATATTGTTAGCCAGCTTTCCGGCATCATCACCGAACTCTTTGCCAAACAGCTGCGTCAGAACGTTCATTTGCTTGCTATCAGGGAGACGTTTAACCATTTCCATTACCCGGATAATGGTTCCCATTGAGTCTTTTGCCATGTCCTTTTCAAGCTGGGCGGGATTCAACTTCAGCGCATTCATACCATCCATGAAGCTTTTGCTTTGCATACTGGCGATCGACAGTTCGCGCACCATCGCATTCGATGCACTGGCGGCGACTTCCGGCGCGGCGCTGAGAGTCAGGAATGTCGACCCCAGCGCGGCAGCTTTGCGGAAGTCCAGCTTGTCAGCCACGCCTCCCATACGCTGCATCACGTTGATAATGTCCGCGCCTTTCGATTTTGCGTTATCGTCGAGGTAGTTGATCACATCGCCCAGGCGCTCAATCTCGCTGGTCGGAACCTTATACAGCCCGGCGATTTTCCCTAAATCCTCAGCCAGCTGATCGGCGGGCAGCTCAAACGCGGTTGCAGCCTTTGCCGACACGGAAGCAAAATCAAGCAGCTCTTTTTTCAATTCTGCCCACGTTTTCGCGTTTTCACCGACTCCCATGCGTGCGCCGCCTTCAACTAGCGCGGCATAGTCGACGGCCCCGTTCTGCAGCGGTAATTGCTCGCTAGCCGTTTTGATGGCGGCCTGCAGCTCGTAAAATTGTGCGGTGCGGTTGCCGTTATCGTCCCGCAGTCCGTTCACCTGTTTAGCCACGCCTTTCATGGCATCTTCCAGGCTGGCATAGCTCTTAACCGCCGCCACAACCGGCGCACCCATGCCCACCCCGGCAGCGGTCATTGCAGCACCTGCACCCGCCACCCTGTCGCGTACTTCCAGCGTTTTACTGTACTGTTCGCGGACGGCGTTCATCTTCCGCTGCTGCTCACCAACGCGCCGCAGCCGGGCTTCCTGATCAGCCAGCTGGCGGTTATATTTTTCGGTTTCGCGGGTGATGCGTGCCGTGGCGCTGGCCCCGTCGTTAGCGGATATCCCGACCCGGTACAGCTCTGCGCGAACCTGTCCGGCTTTTTGCTGCAGCCTGCCGTGGCGCTCTTCAAGCCGCTGCACTGCCAGCCGCTGGCGTTCCAGCGCCACAATCTGCCGCTGTGACGGCGGACCCATCTGGCCCAGCTCGTTGCTCAGCAGACTGGCGCGCTGACGGGCATAGCTCAGCCGATCGCCCAGCTTCTGGCTTTCTGCCTGCAGCTTGCGGTATCCGTCCAGCTGCGAGCTGGTCTGGTTAATCTGCTTTAGGGCTTCGCGGGATTTTTTGACGGCGGCGGCCAGCTCCTGAGTGCTGGCGCGCGCCTGTTTAAAAGGTCGGGTGAGCTTGTCTACCGCGTTTAAAACCACCTGCAGGCGCAGGTTGCGATCACTCATCGGTGGCTCCGCTTCTCAAAATGGCTTTGTGCCGCCACTCCAGAAGTTCCGTCAGCGTCATATCAGCCGTGGCGGAGGGCGGCCAGTGAAACACGGTGGCGATATCCGCCACCAGGTCCTCTATGGTCAGCTCTGCGGGAAAGCTGACATCGCCGACTTCGGCAACAAAAAACTGACCAGCTCCAGCGACAGCTGCAGCAGATCGCCCGGCTCCAGCATCATTAACTCTGCACGGGTCAGCGCCGGGGTGGTGACGCGGGGGAGTACCAGCATCATCGAATCCACATCCATATCCATCAGCGCCTGCAGACGTGCGCCACGCAGCGCCCCGGAGTTAGGTTTACGCACAACGATTTCTGTAATTTCCGACTTGCCGCGCACAACCGGCGCATCCAGCGTTACGGTGGCTTCGTTTTTGATTTCAGGCTGTGCGTTTTCCGGCAGTTCGTTTTTCTCGTTTTTCATGATGAGTCCGCGTTAAAAAAGAGTTAAGAGAGAAGGCGCGGCGAACCGCGCCATACATTACAGGCCGATGGCGGCGCGGTGCGCTTCCATCAGATCCACGCCGTCAACAATCCAGACCATATTCACCAGGTCCACTTCATAGATGACCTCGCCGTTGATGGTCAGCTTCGCGTAGCTGTTGGTGCTGCTGACTTTGGTGGTGCTGCTGTCGCCCTGCTTGTGCTCGCCGGAATCCAGCTCTTTATGGCGACCACGCACAACCAGCTCCACCGCCTGGACTTCGCCGGTATCGTCGCGCTGGATGCTTTCCGCAAAGCGCAGCTGCACGCCGTCGACAGTGGTTGCTTTCAGCTGCTTAAAGAGCAGTGCTTCCGTACCGCCGATCGTGAATTCGGTATCAAGCGCGCCATCATCCAGGCCCATGCTGATATCCACCGCGCCCGGCATACCGCCGCCACGGTATTTTTCAAACTTCTGCGTGAATTTCGGCAGGGTCAGTGACTCCACAAGGCCCATGTAGTTTTCCCCGTCGTTAAACAGGTTCAGGTATTTCAGTTTGCGTGGCAGTGCCATTTTTTCCCCTTAGCCTTTTACCTGGCTTGAAAAGTCCATCAGATAACGATCGGTGATGCGCTGGCGCAGCATCAGGTTTTCCAGCGGCGGGACTGGCGTGTAGTCATAGTCCAGCATGAGCTGACCGGCCTTGAGGGTGTCTTTATCGTTAACCGAATCATCCAGCCAGCAATCACCGCCAAGCAGATAACCCTGATTCACCAGGTTGCGAATTTTGGCGCGGATACCTTCGATAATGTCGCGGGCCAGTGAAGGCGTAAGCGGCTTATCTACCGCCCACATCTGGCCTTCTGCCATTGTGTCCATCAGCACCTGGGCTGTGCGGGTGTAGTTCTCAAACGCGAACAGCGGATCGTCGCTCAGACAGCGGGAACCCCAGAAGCGGAAACCATCACGGCGGATCAGCGTGGTGATATCGTTCTGGTTCAGCAGGCCCGCATCTGTTGCCGGGTCCTGCAGATCCCAGAACACGTCCGCAGAAATACCCGTCACGCCATTTACGCCAACGTTAGACAGGGATTTGTGCCAGCCCGTGTCGTTGTCGATTTTGGCGCGCAGGCCGAGGGCGCGGGCAGTGGCGTATGCCGTCGCCTCTGCGTTCGTGGTGGTGTCCCAGCTGACAAAATCAGGCCAGATCAGCATTCCCTCGCGCTGGCTGAAATTGGCGCGGTAAGCAATCGCCTCTTCGATGGTTTTGCAGCCGTACGCGGTGAGGTAGGCAAAGCCACGCAGAGACTGCGCCACGCTCAGCAGCTCCGTGGCGACCGCTTTAGTGTCATGGCCTGGCACGCCGAGAATGCGGGGCTTAACGCCAAGCTGGCTTTGCGCAGCAAGAAGGGCTTTCATGCCAGTACGGCGGCCCTCTGCAGTCACGCCGCCGATGATGTTTGAAGTAGTCTCCGCTTCGGTTTCGCCCTGGGGGACGCGGACAACAACCGTCACCGGCTTTGCCTGGTCGCCGATAGCGTCCAGTGCGCGGGCCAGCGTACCGCTTTCGCCTGCCTTACCGCTGGCCGTCAGTACGTCAGTTAACAGAACGGGCTTATTGAGCGGGAACGTTGCGGCGTCGGCATCGTCAGCTGTGCAGACCATCCCGACGATAGCCGTGCTGACGGTGCTGATCGTGCGCGTGCCTTCGTTAATCTCCTGCACGCGGACGCCGTGGTGATATGAATCCTGAGCCATAAAGTTTCTCCAGAGAATGGGTCAGGACCATGTTGCAGGCTGGCGGGCGTCAGGTCAGTCGGCGCGGGTTGTATGGTGTTTCGCACAACAGGAGGAAGGAAGGTGCGGGAAAAATGTATCGAGCAAGGTCACTTCTGGCCGTGCTGCAGTTAATGGCCGGCACGGTCATAATTAACCGTGCGCGCCGGTTTCAGGGCAGAAAAAACCCCGCAGCGCGGGGTTGGTTTTATTCTGGCTTTTCCGGCCACTCAATATCCGGGGCGGTTGCTGTATCGACGGCGGCCAGTGCATCAAGATAATCAAGCCACAAATTAAACCGCGTTTTTTCTGCGGCCGTCATGCGTCCCAGCGCCAGCTTAGACGGCCATTGCTGGCCGTTGATGTAAGCGTTAGCCGCACTGATGCGCTGCTGCCGTTCGGTCTCGGCGGCCGCAACGATCTGCTCCTGACTGAGCGGCGGAATCTCTTCCCAGACCGGATACCCGTCTTTACCGGCAGCCCGCACCAGACCATCAACCGTCCTGTCACGGGTAAATTCTGTAAACTGCCCGACAGTGACGTCGAGACAGTCATCCAGATCCCAGCCAGCATCAAGAAAGCTGTCCAGCTCGACCGTGTGAAAAAACGCATTATTTTTAGCGCTGTATTGATAATCAGCCATATCAGTTCCCCCACGCAATGTAATAAACCTCTTCGCCAAATGGCTGTGACTCAGTTCCCATCAGGCCACTCCAGCACCGGCCATCAAACCCGAAACCGGTACGGGTCAGGTACGTCACATAGGGAGAAAACATCCATGTATTGCCTGATACCAGTACACAGAAACTGATGCCGGTGCATTCTTTCGGGAACGGGGTCGAAAAGAATTTATCGCCTGCCAGCGAAATCTTGCCGGTTCTCACCTGGCCTGTCGCTGCATTGCCCAGCCCCAGATTAGCCCTGGCTGTAGGTGCATCACCACCACCTGTCCCGCCCTGCTGAATCCCAAGCGGAACAAACTTCAGGCCGTCAAACAGGCCCCACTGATTATCTTCACGGGCGGTAAAAAATGCTTTTTTGTTTTCATCGCAATAAATTACCGTTTCACCTGCCCTCTGCTCAATGCGGTCCAGATCAAGATTAACTCTGGCTCCTGATGCACTCAGCGCCCCCGTTCCGCCTGAATTAACAGGCAATGCGATAAACGTTTTCAGTTCATCGTTGTAATAGCCCCAGGTGTTATCTGAACGCGCCGTCATAAATTTGTTTTTGCTCTCGTCGCTGAACATCACCGTTTCACCGGCGCGCTGTTCAACGCGGTCAAGAGACAGTTTTTTTCTGGCATCGTCAGCGGTTTTGGCTCCCGTTCCGCCTTTACTTACAGGGACAATGCTTTCAACAGCTACGCTGCCCAGGCCAAGATTTTCTCTTGCCTCCTCTGCATCCCTGGCTCCTGTGCCACCCTGTTGCACCCCCAGTGGAATAAAACCCTGCGATGGATCGTATATACCCCACCGGCCATCAATCCTGATGGCAAAATAAGAGGTATGATCGTCCCCGGCATAAATTATTGTTTCGTTATCCCGCTGCTCGACCCGACCAAGAGCCAGTTTTTTTCTGGCATCATCAGCTGTAGTCGCTCCCGTCCCGCCCTTGCTCAGAGGCACGATATTTTCTTTAGCTACGCTACCGAGACTGTCAGCGCGGGCCTGCTTTATCCACGGTGTCCAACGCCCCTTTTTCCCGTCCCAGTCAGCCGTCAGCCCGCGCAGAAACACATCACCTTCGTACGACTCATAGCGCTGCTGACAGCCTAGATATGCAGAATAGGCACAGGTTAAAACGCCAGCCGTCTGAACGGGGTAATTCAGTTCTGCTCTGGCATTTCCGTTAAATGTCTGATGCCAGATCCCCTGGCTGTCCGGGCCGCCCAGGGTATTCAAATCAATGTTTTCCAGACTTCCTCGCTTGAGCACGGGATCCAGCCAGTAAAAATCCTCATCTGCGTCGCTACGCTTAGCCAGAACCTGCCCGGCCTTACCGCCTCGTACGGTGATTCGGTTAACAAAATTGTCATCGACATATTTACGGGTTGCCAGAATGACCGACGGATCGATTTTTAGCGTTACTGCACTGGTACTGCTGACTGCCAATACCATTCGGATTGCCTGGGTCCGGCCAGAACCCTCCACTAACAGAGGCTTATACGTTTCCGCGCAGTTAGCGACGGCAATCAGCTCATCAGTATCATCGTACAGCCCGATTTCACGGATCCACCAACCACCCTCGTTTTCCGGGATGATTTGCTCAGCAATCAGTTGCCCCGGGTTCTGCGGGTCCACGGTCAGCGAGTTAAGACCGGCGCGCCGTTTTTCATTTATAAGCCTGGTCTGGGAGGGTGACGGCGTGGGCAGCGTGCCGCCACCATCACCAACCGCCATCTGCGTCAGTTTCAGCTGGATCCCCAGCGCCGTAGCCTGCGCCAGCTTCGCTTCTCCGCGTGTGGTCAGGTAGGCAAAATATTTTTGCGCCATTTCATACCCTCAGTGTGTCGATAATATGGACCGCGCCGCCCATCAGGACCGCGCCGCCTACTTCAATAATTTCTGGTGTGTACGGGGACACCGTCAGAACGTCGCCGGTATAGCATCCGGCACCCGCGTGAATCGTTCCGCTTATCTGCAGGTTGATACTCATTCCCAGCATGTGGCGCGAACAGGGCTTAGCGTCGCTTATGACGCGCTCCAGTTCGGCATAGGTTTCTTCCGTTATGCCCTGTTCCTGGACGCCAACATCCAGCCGGAACGTCCCCGGCACGTCTCCGGTTTTCCACCACTCGATAACGCGGATCAGGAAGCCAAACGGCTGCACAGCCCGGCGAACGGCGCTGATGGTCCCTTTATGCTGATGGATGAAAAATGCATCCCGGACCACCTGACGTTTCACATCCTCCGCCCAGCCCTCGTCCCAGCGGTCAACGGAGAATGCCCAGGCCAGATAGGGCAAAAACTTAACCGGGCAGGTGTCAGGATTCCACAGGTCACGCAGCGGGACATCCAGCCCGGAAATATCGCTGCACGCCTCAGCAAGTCGGCGCTCAAGCGCGGACGATCCCGGCGGTAACAGGCTATTCATCCGTACCACCTGTCAGCACGGACCAGCTTTCACACCATGCGGCCTGGGTTTTATCCAGCACCACATCCTGCGCCGGGCTGGCCAGCTCCACGCGCTGCACACCTTCAACGTGCAGGGCAGCAAAGATAGCGCTGCGGCGGATATCACGCCCAAGCCGGGTCTGGCTGGCAATGTACTTTTCAAGCCGTGCGCGGGCGGCCGCAAGAATTGGCTCCGCTTCCGGTCCGGGGTAGAAATACAGCGTGGCGTCTATCTCATAGGGCACGATCGCCGCACTCTGTACCGTCACGCGGTCCGCCACAGGACGAATACTTTCATCATTCAGCGCCGCATCCACGACGGCCAGCAGATCGGCAGGTGCAGCGCCGTTCCCGTCGCGATTCAGCACAGTGATAACCACCGTCGCAGGGGCGGGACTGGTTGCCGACACATCGGCAACACGCCCGTCTGCGCTGCGTGCATGAAATTCATAAGCCGCCGTGGGTCCGGCCACGGACAGGCCCTCAAATGCCTGCGGTACACGCAGCCGTAACTCGTCGTCGGTTTCCATCACCGCCGCAACTGGCGGCACGGCGTTATCATCTGCAGGCGTGACAACCAGACGCCCGACGCCATAGTTTGCAGCCAGCTGATCCAGATCGCTGCTGAGCGCATAGGCCACCATGACAGCCTGGGCGGCCTCGTTGATGCGCTGGCGTAAGAGGATTTCGCGGTAAGTGTTTTCCTGCAGTAGCTTCACCACCGGATCGGATTCCAGCGCCAGCGTACGCCGCACTGCGTCCTGTTCGTCAGCCGGATAAAGCGCGACAAACGCCGCCTTACGCACGGCCAGCAGGGTTTCAAAATCCGGCACATCGACTATTTCCGGGGCGGGAAGCTGGGAGAGATCGACGGAACTCATACGACTGCCCCCACGTCTACCGAAAGGCTGAGAGGGACGTTATCTGCACGGTAGCCCGTCAGGTTAACGACCATTTTGCCGTCCATGCTCGTTTCCGTAGTCACGCCCGTCAGCCTGATACGCGGCTCCCAGCGGCTAAGGGCGCTGTACGTTGCCGCCATTACGCGCAGCTTTGTCACCTCGTTTTGCCCTTCGTCGATCAGGTCAGCCATCAGCGAGCCATATTCCCGGCGCGCCAGGCGGGAACCGACCGGCGTAATGAGAATATCGCGCACAGACTGACGGATGTGCTCAACGTCCGTCAGCGCGCCGCCTGTCTGCGCATTCATACCCAGATACATCATCAAGCTGGCCCTCCCGTTAAGCTGCCGCCACTCTGAACGCCACTGTGTTTGTGGGTGTGCACAACAACGCCGTTTGAACTCATTGCTCCGCCGTACTGCGTGACCTCACCGTTGATCACGACGTCGCTGTTGATACGCGTCAGGTCTGCCTCCACGACAAACTCCCCCGTTTTCACCTGGATGCTTTCCGGTGCTTCTAGAACAATCTTTGCCCCGGCCTTTAGCAGGTAGCGCCCGGTTTCCGGCTCGTACTCAATCCAGCCGCCATCCGGGAACGTCGTTACCTGCGCATCCTCAGATACCGAGGGCGGCGGGCTGTCGTTTGAGTAAATCGCCGGTAACACAAACGCCGTGGTGAGATCACCGCCGATGGACAGCAAAACAACCTGCTCACCCACGGACGGCCGCCACCATGTTCTGGACCGGCCAGCGCGCATCGTCAGCCAGTTAAGCCATGTTGTCTGCAGTTCGCCGGTCTGCACGCGGCACTGCCAGTTTTCAGCGTCCACCTCGATCACTACCCCGGTTCTGACCAGGTTCAGCAGCAGGCGGTACAGCTCAGCAAGGGTAAATTCGGGATTTTTCATGGGGTCAGTTTTCCATTTTTGCCGCCGGGTGATGAGTCGCGGGCGTTGTGCGATGCGCCAGACAATGCGCGGTCAGCGGGACAGATGTTCCATGATGAGATCGCATACCATTTCTTCTGATGCGTCGGTTATGCCGAGCAGTTCACGGCGGGCATAGGTGACTTCCGGCCCGTACTTCCTGACACGATCGCGCAGGCCGTAGTGATGGACGCGGGCAATCCGCTGCACCCTGCCTTCAAAGGCGACCTCTGCAGCATCGTTTGTGGTCCGGGTTTTGAGGTAACGGGCGGTCCGCAGCTTGCTGAACATCTGTCGACGGATGCGGCCCGACTTCGCCCGGCCTTTCGCTTTCCGGGGTTCGTAGGCGCTGCCGTCCGGGTTGCGCTGCAGCTTTATATTTTGCTGCTGTTGCTGCCGCAGCTGCACAGCCACATCACGCATTAGCTTTCGCCGCTGCGCCGTTCCCAGCTGGCTAATCAGTGCGTTCAGCCAGTCATCCAGCTGTTTCAGCTCAGCCATGATGTGCTAACCAGTGCTCATCGTGGCTGGCCGGGCCGTCCGGCTCCGCCACTGCCTCCACCGTTGCCACACCATCACGGACCGTAACCAGCACACGCTCCGTCAGTGCCAGATAAATGCTGATATCGGCCAGATCGTTTTTCAGTATTTCCACCTCAAAGCGAAACAGCCTTTCGCGCAGTTCCGGGTTCTGCAGGGCATCCGGCTGGTTTTCCGTCAGCCACTGCAGCACCACCGCCGTGAGCACGTTCTGATCGCCACTAAAATCAGTGACGACCATATTCAGGGTGTACTGGTATTCCCAGCCCAGCCCCGGCACGCCTGTGCTGACAACTTTTCCGTCGTCAACGAACAGATGCAGCGCGTCCGGGTTTTCACTCAGGTAGGGGACGCTATTCAGCGCCGATCGCAGGGATGAGGGTTTGTTCATGGTGCTCCTGACAGTCAACAATCATATCCACCCTGGCCGCACACTGCGCCCAGCCCGTTTCTGCCGCCTCTTTTGCGGCAAGCAACTCGCCGTTAGTGGTCGGCCTGCTCTCCGGCAGCTGGCAGCGCGTCACCTTCGGACAGGAAAGCGCGATAACCGGCCGCTCCGGTAATTGCCGGGCGCTGTTGCAGCCGGATAACATCAGCAGGCAAAGGAGTGTCAGCCCAGCGTTTGATTTCAGGGTTTTCATTGGTCAGCCTCTTAATCTGTTCAGCCCGCGCCACTGCAGCGAGGGTGATTGCGTCCTGTTCCTGCTGATAGGCCAGCTGAAAGCTGTCATTTGCCCTGGCCATCAGGTCAACAGCGGTCAGCTGACTCCGGGCGCGGCCCAGACTTTCATTCAGCCCGGTAATATCGCGATCCCTGTCGCTGATATCCCGCCGGGCCTCCCGTAACTGCCAGCCCAGCCACAACGTCAGGGCCAGCAACAGCACACCGACGATCGTTACGCTGCGGGGCATAATTGCGCACCTGCACGCCAGTCTTTCAGCAGCTCAGCCAGCATCCAGCGCAGACAGCGGACCAGCACCACGCTAAACAGGTAAACGACTGCGGTAACAAACCAGCCGGAATGCAGCAGGACCGCAACAATAAACACCAAACTGATTACCCATCTGACCGTTTTCCAGCCCGACGATGGCTTATCCAGCCCGAATATTTTGCAGAGTAGCGGCGGCATTGATTCGGTTCCGGGCCTGACCACACCGCGCTCACAGAACGCATAAACGACATAGCCGAAAAGGCCAAGCATCAGCAGACCGGCGGAGGCAAGCGACAGCAAGTAAACGAAGCAGGCCGCCGCACTCATTACCACGCTATCCGGGTGAAAAATCCCCCATGCCAGCGCTCCCAGAAACAGAAAATGAACTACCCATGCAATCAGTTTGTTTTTCACAGTGTCACCCCTTTTACGCACCATGCCAGTTCCCGCGCGCGGCGGTTTTCCAGCCCTTTGTTTTTTACACCGTTGACGTAAACCCAGCGCGGAAGCTGGTTGCACGCCTGCAGCCATTGACCGCGTTTAATGAATGCCGCAATTGTTGATTTACACACCGCGCCCGTGCCGACGTTAAATGCCAGGCTCACCAGGCTGTCATAAACCTGCTGCGGCATGGCTACCGGCACACAGGCGGCCAGCCTGCGCTCAACGTTGAGCACATCGCCGATCAGGTTGCTGGCCGCCTGGTGCTCGTTGATGGTTTTGCCCGGCACCACTCCGGCGGTATGACCGATCCCGTTAGTCCACACCCCCGCATCGCACTGGTACGGCGTCAGGCGGCAGCCCTCATAATCTGCAATCAGCTGCAGCCCCTGCGGGGAGGTTTTCAGCAGCTCAAACTGCGGCAGCGTGGCGGCAATCGCCAGCACCACACCAATCAGGCAACGCTTAACGATTGACGCGCTCATAAGCCTCCCGGCTGATTTTTCCGGCCTCAAGCAACTGAAACGCCTTGCGCCGGTAATACCATGTGATCCCCAGCGCCGCCGTACCCAGCACCATTCCGAACACGGTTCCCACGTCCTGGATATCCCAGTTACCCAGCCAGGCGAGGAAAACCGCTATCCAGTAGGTCATTGCCGCTGTTACCCGTTCGATAGTCATATTTCACTCCCAGAGCTGCACGGTCTGGGCCGTGGGGCTGCTGACCAGCTCAGGCAGCTCCACCTCTAAACCGTGCGGCAGAACGGGGCCAACAGCGGCCAGCCCCGGATTTGCGGCCAGCACCGCTTCTGTCATACCCAGCGTACGCCCGTAGTGACGCCAGCAAATCGCGTCTACCGTGTCATACTGCTGCGCCCGGACTTTCATCAGATCAGCTCCACCGTCATGTGTGGCAGGTCCTGCAGGCGGGCGATCGCCCAGCGTGCATCCCGCCACAAATCACCCAGGCCGCTCTCCATTTCGTCTGCCTTTTTGTTCCCTTCTGCCGTACTGTCAAAGTCCCGGTACTTCTCAACCGTCAGCGCCTTTGTCCAGCACCAGACGGCGCGGCGGTACAGCTGCACGCGCTCGCTTTCGCCACCAATTTTTTCCGCCGGAACATCAGCCAGGACAGCACAGCCCCGGTCCATTTGTTTCTGGCGAAAGCTGAACAGCTCAGCATTCACCTCAGAAACGGCGGTCAGTGCCTGCTGCCTCAGCCGCTCCGTTGTTACCGTTCCATCCAGGCGCATTTCACGGCGGCACTCTGCCAGATCGAGATCGGGCCAGAAAAAGGTGTTGTGGATAATGTCCTGCGCGCTTTCTTTCACCGGCTCCGGCGAAACAAATTTCATGTTCATTCACTACTCCCTGATGGGTGGGCGGTGGACGGGGTTTTGATGCGGCGTATAGCCTGTCGCCACCCCGTGCCGCCCCGCGCGTGGGCACGTTCGGTTAGCCGCCGTTGACGGCTTTTCTCAGCCGGGTTTCCAGCTGCTTGATTTCTGTTTTCACGCCGCAGTTCATATCCAGCTGCAGGGCACGTTTGAGGTGATTCAGCGCCGCGACGCCCTGATCGTTATCACGCAGGGCAAACCCCATCGCCTTGTAAATCCGGGCGCGCGACTGATCCGGCATGTCGTGCGGCTCAACCAGCTCCAGCGCCTGCGTCAGCAGGGCAGCGCTGAACGTTTCACCGCCTGCAAACGCCCGCATAGCGGCGTCGGCAAACTCTTCTGCAATGGCAGTCGCCGTGGTGCGGTTGAATCGCTGCGGCAGTACCCAGCCATGCCGCAGGGCGTGACGGGCAATCTCCAGCGCGCCGGTGTAATTACCGGTATCGATACGCCAGATAAGAACGAACATCGCCACATCGTCCTGGCGTGCTGAATCCGCCGCCAGTACCCCGGCAACCCAGGCGTCATAGACGGGCAGAAACTCACGTTTCATGGCAATCTTGCGTTCCGTTCCCTGCACCGTTTTCAGGCGGCGCATGTGCTCGCCGAGCTGCATCAGCATTTTTTCATAGCCGCTGGCCCCGGCTGCACTGCCGCCCGGACGGGCGGCCTCCTGTGCCTGGACAAACTGCGTATGTGCGCGGAATGGGTTCATGGTTACGCCCCGCCGCCTGCCGGATTATCAGCGGCCTGCGGTGCTGCCGATGCGTTCATGCTCTGCACGACGGTCGCCGCCATTGCCACGATGCGCGCCAGCTGCTCATCTGACATATCGGCTGCTGCAGCCTGCTGCGCCGGGGCGTCTTCGGCTTCCAGTACCTCGATGTTTTCAATCAGCGCCACGCAGTCGTAGTCCTCAATCACGTACGCCTCGTTGACAGATTCGAAGTTTTCAATGCGATCGCGCTTCGGATTATCGATAACCGCGCGGCGGCGGGTGCCGTCCTGCCAGTAAATCGACAGGTTATCCAGACGGGTAATCAGGATGGCGTTAGCCGGGAAGAAAGGAGCCTGCACAGCGGGCAGGCCGCCGATACGCTTCTGGCTGATAATCAGATCGGCGGCCAGCGCCTCGCTGTTAGGCTGGTCACGGTTGATGATAGGGAAATATTTATCGGCCATCAGCGAACGGCCACAGATAACGACCAGCTCAGTATCGTCCTGGTACCACGGCTCGATTTTCTCGCTGACCGCGCCCATAACCAGTGCGTCGAGGTTTTTAAAATCGCCGCCCTTGCCGATACGCACCGTCTGAGAAATAACGGTGCCATCGCTGCCCACAATCCGGCTCAGTACGCGCACCGGCGCTTCACGGCGGATTTTCTCCAGCCAGCCGATATTCACGTCCTGCAACAGCGGATAGGTCAGGCGATCAGAAGTCTTTTCCCGGCGCTCACCGTTAAAGCCGATCATGATGCGGTCAAGCGCCTGGCGCTTGATAATCGCGTCACGGATGCGGATCTGGAAGTCTTCAAACTTCGCCCACAGGTCCAGCTTTTCATAGCCCAGCGCGGTATCAAAGTTAGTCTGGGTGCACTTGTAGCCTTCGCCGTCGATATAGGTCGGATCGGTTGGCTCACGCTCCTTTTTGGTGGTGTCCGTGGTTCCGGCCACCGTCGAGCCGATGCCCAGCCCCAGACGCTCGCCGGACTGCTCATCCACCGGTACGATATTGATTCGCGTCAGGAATGCAGACGACTCCTGAATTTTGGTTTCCAGCGTCTGCGCGATCGATGGCTCAGCGGTGTACTTGGACGCAATATCATTTACGTCAATTCCGTTAAGCTTCGCCAGCTGCTGCAGGTAAGCGTTAAAGGCAAAGCGGGTTTTCTTTTTCATCAGGTTTTATGCTCCGTCAGCAGGTGGTTAATTGTTCTGAGCTGCCGTTACCGCCGGAAGAGAACGGGCGGCGATCGCTGCGGCTGTCTTCCTCGCTTAACTTCTCGCGCAGGGTCGAAAGCTCGGTTTCTGCCGTGGACAGCTTTTGCTGCATGTCATCCAGCCGTTTTGAGAAATCATTTTTCAGATCGCCGAGGCTTTGTCCGACCTCAGCGACGGATTCAGATAGCGAATGATGCGCCCCCGCGACCTCTTCAACGGCCTGATGCACGTCAGAAAAACGGGCGTCGTCGTCAGCGGATTTACGGGAAAGCAGCGCTTTGATGCTGGCGAACAAGCTCGGCTTTTCTTCTGGCAGGTCTTCAAATTCAAAGAGGGTTTCTTCGGCAGCGGTAAAGAGGTTGTCGCGGTCCTGTTTGCGACGCGCCAGCGGATTAGCCTCAGCGCTGGCGCTGAACTGCAGCATTTCCGTGCCCAGGCTGGCCGGATCGTCAGTGACAGCCAGGCCGACCAGATAGGCTTCCCCGGTGTCGGAAAATTTCGGGTTTACCTCCATTGAGGTGAAGAGTTTCTGCAGCTTCGCGGTCATGGAAACCAGCTCGTCGGTCGGGACAATCCAGGCGTATAAAGCCATCTTGCCTTTCAGCGGGCCTTCACTGATTTCTTCCGCTTCCAGCGCTTCAACGATGCCGAAACGGCGGAAAGCGCTGTCAGGCGTATAGCCCTTGATGTGCTCCATATTGACTACAGCGGTGTAGACCTGCTGGCTGTAATTCGCCGCCATCTGGGTCAGCCATACGCGCTCAATGACGCGCCCGTCAGTGGTGGCACCTTCCACCCCAATACGAAAACGCTTTGATTTTTTTGCCATCTGTCCGGCTCCGGTTGTTCTGGACGTGTCGAGAGGCTTTATGTTTGCGTTTCAGGGGAGGGAGAAACAACGCGCGGCCATTGTGGGAAAAATGGCACAACAGGGCGAAGCGGCGCAGGTGAACGCGGGGCCGTAGTCTGACGCCATGAACATGACGACGATTAACCCGGACCTCGACCCGCGAAAACAGGCGATGTTTCTGTATTTCAGCGGTATACGCATCGCCCGCATTGCTGAAATGCTGGGAGAGAAACCCGCAACCGTTCACAGCTGGAAAAAGCGCGACAAGTGGAGCGAGATCGGTCCTCTGGATCAGATGCAGCTGACCACGGCGGCGCGCTATTGCCAGCTCATCATGAAACCCGCAAAGGAGGGGCGCGACTTTAAAGAAATTGACCTGCTGGCCCGTCAGGCAGAACGTCATGCCCGCATCGGTAAATTCAATGATGGGGGTAACGAAGCCGACCTCAATCCGAAGGTAGCCAACCGCAACAAAGGCCCGCGCAGGCCGCCAGAGAAAAACGTTTTCAGCGATAACCAGATCGAGAAGCTGGAAGAAATTTTTCACTCCACCATGTTCGACTACCAGCGCCAGTGGTGGGAAGCCGGGAATAAATACGCCGTCAGGAACCTGCTGAAATCCCGCCAGATCGGGGCGACGTTCTTTTTTGCCCGTGAGGCACTGATTGATGCGCTCATCACCGGCCGCAACCAGATTTTCCTCTCAGCCAGTAAAGCCCAGGCTCACGTTTTCAAGCAGTACATTGTTGAGTTTGCGAAAGAGGTTGATGTGGAGCTGCGCGGCGATCCGATGGTGCTGCCGAACGGGGCGACGCTGTATTTCCTCGGAACCAACGCCCGCACCGCGCAGAGCTATCACGGGAACCTCTATCTTGACGAATATTTCTGGATCCCGAAATTCCAGGAGCTGCAAAAAGTGGCGTCCGGCATGGCGCTGCATAAAAAATGGCGTGAAACCTATTTCTCCACACCGTCCAGCCTGACGCACAGCGCCTATCCGTTCTGGTCCGGCGCTCAGTTTAACAAGGGCCGGACAAAGCACGACAGGATAGAGATTGACCTCTCTCACAGCCATCTGGCGCGCGGCGCACTCTGCGCTGACGGCCAGTATCGCCAGATCATCACCGTGGAAGATGCGGTGCGCGGTGGCTGCGACCTGTTCGACCTGGAACAGCTGCGCCAGCGCTACAGCCCGGAGGATTACCAGAACCTGCTGATGTGCGTGTTTATGGACGATCTGGCGTCCGTGTTTAACCTGGCCCTTATGCAGGGCTGCATGGTGGACAGCTGGGAAGTCTGGGACGACTTTGAGCCGCTTATGATTCGCCCATTTGCTAACCGCCCGGTATGGATCGGCTATGACCCGGCGAAAGGCACGACGAACGGTGACAGCGCCGGGTGCGTGGTGATCGCGCCCCCTCTGGTACCAGGCGGTAAGTTTCGCATCCTGCAGCGTTACCAGTGGCGCGGGATGGACTTCCGCGCCCAGGCAGAAGCCATCCGGCAGCTGACCCTGCAGTTTAACGTGACCTATATCGGCATTGACTCGACCGGCGTCGGCCACGGCGTCTATGAGAACGTCAAAGCGTTCTATCCCGGTGTCCGTGAGTTTGTCTATAACCCCAACGTCAAGAATGCCCTGGTGCTCAAAGCCTACGACATCATCGCCAGTCGCCGCCTTGAGTTTGACGCAGGCATGACGGACGTAGCCCAGTCATTTATGGCGATCCGCAAAAGCACCACGCCCAGCGGAAATCGGCCAACCTATGAGGCCAGCCGCAGCGAGGAAGCCAGCCATGCAGACCTGGCCTGGGCAACCATGCACGCACTCTTTAACGAACCGCTGGAAGGCGCAACGGCGAATAACAGCACTATTGTGGAGATTTACTGATGGGTAAACGTAAGCCCCGCGCGCAGGAGCTGCGCCGCCAGTCTGCCGCGCAGACCATGACCGAGCAGCCCGGCGGCGCTCATGCCGAGGCGTTTTCATTCGGGGACCCCGTGCCGGTGCTCGATCGCCGCGAACTGCTGGACTATCTGGAATGCGTTCAGGTCGACAGATGGTACGAGCCGCCCATTAGCCTGGACGGGCTGGCGCGAACGTACCGCGCAGCAGTCCATCACAGCAGCGCAATTCAGGTGAAGCGTAACATTCTGGTCAGCACCTTTAAGCCGCACCGCCTGCTGTCCAAGCAGGCGTTTGGCCGTTTCGTCCAGGATTTTCTGGTATTCGGCAACGCCTACCTTGAGAAGCGGGTTAACCGGCTAGGCGACACACTGAAGCTTGAGGCTTCGCTTGCCAAATTCACCCGGCGCGGCATTGAACCGGATCATTACTGGTTCGTGCAGTACGGCTACCAGAAACAGCCCTATGAGTTTGCGCCGGGCCGGGTCTTTCACCTGATGGAAGCAGACCTGAACCAGGAGATTTACGGCCTGCCGGATTATCTGTCCGCCATTCCGTCCACGCTGCTGAACGAGTCGGCGACCATGTTCCGCCGGAAGTATTACCTTAACGGTAGCCACGCGGGCTTTATCATGTACATGTCAGATCCCGCGGCTAACCAGCAGGACGTGGATAACATCCGTGAGGCGCTGAAAAAATCGAAAGGGCCGGGCAACTTCCGCAACCTTTTTATGTACAGCCCGAACGGGAAGAAAGACGGCATTCAGATCATCCCACTGTCAGAGGTTGCGGCAAAGGATGAGTTTCTGAACATCAAGAATGTGAGCCGTGATGATATGCTGGCCGCCCATCGTGTGCCGCCGCAGCTGATGGGCATCATTCCGACTAACACCGGCGGGTTTGGTGACGTTGAAAAGGCCGCACGCGTTTTTGTACGTAACGAGCTGCTGCCATTACAGAAGCGCATGGAAGAGCTGAACGACTGGATCGGGGAGCAGGTGATCCGCTGGGAACCGTACAGCCTGGACCTGGGCGACGACAGCGCCAGCTAACCCATCAGACCGCCCGTCAGGGCGGTTTTTTTGGCCTTCAATCCTTAAACGACCCACCGCCACAAGCTCTGACCCACTCAGCACGCCTCTAAGGCCCTCTGAGCGGTCCTATTTTTTGCATCACCTCCGCACCGCTTCGCTTCGCTGCACCTCACAGCGGCCCGCACGCGCACGAATTACCCCCCTCCCTGCACGCCTGCCGGGGTCAAAAATGGTCTTCTGACCCCGCTTTAACCTCAAAGCGCGCGCTCGTAGCCCCGCCACGCCTGCGCGCTTTATGTAATAGTTTTCATGCAGGTGCATGAGATATCAAAAAGCCCGCCAGAACTGGCGGGCCGGGGCGTAAACGATCCTCTAACGATCCTTCATTTTCATGCACCATAGACATGCACAACTGCGTGAACGGCGTGGCAATGATAAAACCGTCAGATCACAGGGCAGTTATCATCGCTTATTGTGCGGTTGATGAAGTGCGTAACCCTGCCCAAAACAACCACGTCGTCCAGGGCTTCGCCTTCCAGCGCTTCGCCGTCGGAGGTTATAAACGAGTGACCCGCGACTTTTGCAAAATGTGTGCGCCCAAATGCTTGAATCAGGACGTCAGCACCAGGCGGGCATTTTAGTGCGGGGTTAACCACCGCATAACCTGATGATGTTTCAATAATACGACTGTTAGCTGTGATGCCGCATAAGCTGTTTGGACTGAGAACCGTCTCTACGTAGTCCTGTGCCGGGCTAGGAAATCCCATATCTAACGCCTCGCTTTGCTCGTTGTTCAACCCTGCAAGCGCCAGAATAAAATTCTTACGCCCGCAGGGTTACTTTTTTTGTTTTCAGCTCACGTTTGTCTAATTGTCGACCTTCATTGACTGGTTGTAGTCATGGTTTCTAATTTTTGCCATCAATTCATCGGTCAGCTCAGACACCCACTGGATAGCCAGACGCTTTTCTTCGTCACTGCATTCACTAGCCGCTACAAGTTTCACAAAAAAATCAATACGCTGGAGCTTCATCGACTCCAAGAAAAAGTCTTCCATTTTCCCTCCCTTACATCATTTACTGTATGTATATACACTGTTTATAAATACAGTATAGAACCGATCCCACGTTGTAAACTATTTTTATGTTTCAATGGGATGTGTCCGATGCCATTTATAACCGCAACTATTGCAAAAGGAGGATAAACATTGCGCAAAGCCTGTATTGAGTTAGTAGCACAAACCAAAATTGCCCTGCTTCTGGCTGGCGACCTCGGTACTGGTCGGTGCCTGCTTATGATCCTTGTTTCAAAGGATATGGACACCATGCCCACCACTGAACAATGGCTCAAGGCTTACAAAAGATGTGAGCAGAAGGCTGCAGAACTAAAGTATGAAGTTACACGCGTGCGCGGCCGAAGGCTGGCGGGCCTTTAGCTTTTTTCCGGCGGCATTAATACCATTGCCGCCACTTAGCATCCTCCTGCAGACGCTGGTCCCGGTAAAAAATGCGCAGCCCTGCCCCGGATGGAATGCTGCCGCCCCGCAGAAGCAGATCAATCTCCGTTTCACTACCGTCAAAGCCCCTGGACCTGAGTTCCGTCTCAAGCTGCAGCCGCAGGTTAGAAGAAATTTCCTGTTTATATCCCTTTTTCCGCTTCGGCTTAACCAGCCTTAGCCGGGTATTCAGCTCACGCAGTTCCTTTTTACTCATGCTGTGGAGGTGATCCTGCAGCTCTTTCTCATTCATGGCTTTAATATCTGGCAAGTCACCCCCTGTCTGGCTCAAAATTTCAACAGGGGGACAGTTATTGCCACGAGTCCAAGGGGCGCAAGCGCCCTGGTCGGCTGTCGCCTCCTGAAGGTCAACGGCTTTACGAACCATTTTCCATTTCACTGCGTGAGTGCAGATCCGGCCCTCTACAATCGGGGACCAGATGCCATATATACGAACACCATGATCGCCATAAGCGCTAGGCTCGTCGTTCAGTTCATAAGCGGTTCTGACAAGGTGATGTTTACGGGGAACCAGAACGCCGCCCTGCTTCATGATGTAGGTGGCAAAACAGCCCGCATCAGCTGCGGCCAGCACCGCATCCAGACGCGGGTTTTCCAGTACCGGCGCGCCTGCCTTCTTGTCACCCTGCGCCCTGGCAGCCTGACCGGCCAGCAGGCGCAGCTCGCGGTACGCCTGGCGGCCAGGAATACCAAAGAAGCGGAATTGCTGGACACGGTGCAGCGAAGCCCAGGCGTTTACGTTCTCAGCGTTATCGCGCAGTGATCTGCCCGTTTCTTTACTGATTTCCTGCGCCAGCCCGCGCCCGTCGATGTTCTTACTGATGTATTTGGCGATATAGCTGGTTGGCGTACCCTTGCGCGGGTTGATAAGCTCCGACTTGAAGCGCGGCCCGGTATTGGTGCCCAGCTCCTCCCGGTCCTCACGAATGGCAAATTTACGCAGCAGCGCGGTGATGGATTTACGGTCTTTTTTGCGCATGAAGCAGAGCAGATGCCAGTGCACGGTGCCGTCATGGTGTGGCTCCGCAACGCGAACGCCATACCAGCGCAGCCCGGCTTTGTGCATCGCCTTACGGAAGGCGGCGAACATATTCACCAGGTAATCGCTGCTCTGCCGGACCGTGGCACTGGTCCATTTCGGGTTTGGCCTGCCGTTATTGAGCGTCGCATGAAAGCGTGACGGGCAAGTGATGGTATAGAACACGGCGCATTCGCCACGCATTTCTGCGATAAGCTCCAGCCCCTTAACACAGGCCATCATTTCGTTGCGCCGGTGCGCCGGATTGCTGCTACTGGCGTTTACCACCTCTTCCATATCCAGCGTGTCACCTTCGGCGTTAACCAGCTCATGCGAGCGGAAAAACTCCAGTGATTTGCGGCGCTGTTCGCGTTTGTGGATCACAGCTTCATAGCTGACATACGGGGACGCCTTTTTGTTAACCAGGCACACCGCACGCAGCTGCTCCTCGCGCCATTCACAGCGCATCTGCCATAATTTGCGATACCACCAGTCAGCGCACAGCATACGCGCCAGAGAACCCGGAATAAGTTCATAGGGTACGGGCTTGCGGCGGCGTCTCTTACGCCGCAGCCGCTCAAACGCTGGCGGGATAACATCAAGGCGCATAGCCTCAGCGGCCACCCTTTCCCATGACCGGCGGATCTCTTCCGGGGTAACGTCTTCATCAGTAAACAGTTCACTGCAGGCAGCTTCCAGACACATGCTCATGTGTGCCGCTACAAGGGTAGACAACCGCTTAACCTGCTCCTGGTTCATTTCGGGCAGAACCAGAAGCCCCTCCAGTCCGTCGCGGCTCGCCATAAACCGGAATGAGGCAGAAGCCTGACTATCCCGCACATGCTCAAGCCGTTTAATACATGGCCTGATTGTTTCACGCAGATAGCGGGAATACGCTTTAGGTTTATCCAGACTCTGGAAATACTTTATCCGTTCAAGCAGCGGTTTGCTGATGTGTGCCGGCTGGGCGTTAACGTCAGAGATGATGACCAGATCGGGAATGAATTGTTGCTGTTCACGGGCCATTTTGGCGCGGCTTATCAGCAGGTCCTGCTCCATTTCTCGCTGGACAGGATCGCGGGATTCATTGAAGAAATAGCGTTCCCACACCTCATCGCTCACCTTCTCGCGGCGCAGCTGTTCCTGCTCGTTATCCGCAGCGTAAAGAGCGATCAGGTTTGAAAGCGCAGACTCCGGCGCAACTGTCGTCGGGTCCAGATACGGATTGACCGGTTTTTTTGGGGCGCTCCATGAGAAAAGCCCGGCAGCCTCATCGTGGCCGCCGGTCAAAGGTGAAAATTCAGTGGCAAGCTTACTCACTGTCACGCCCGTACCTCATGCGTCACAGTCCTGTCGCACCCTGTAGCCGCTAAATCGACGCCCATCCAGACTACCGGCTTAGAAACAGCGATAACCTCAACGGCGGATTTACTTTCACCGGCGGCCACGCCCATGCTGCGGGCGGCGGTGATTTTGTGCAGAGTGAAGTTGCGGTACAGCGAGCCGATCAGAAGCGTGTCGCTGTTGGAGGCAACAACCGGATGACCTTCTGATGACCGGCGCTCCAGAATTGAGGCCAGCCGATACTGTTCATCCTCGCTAAAACCTGCGGTGTGGTAACCGGCAAACGTACCGTCATACGGCGGATCGCAGTAAATCACATCGCCGGGCAGCAGCTGCGCCAGGGTTTCTTCGTAACCGGCACAGATGAACGTGGCACACTGAGCCTTTTCAGCAAAGGCGCGGATTTCAGCTTCAGGGAAATACGGCTTTTTGTAGTTGCCGTAAGGCACATTAAAAATGCCGCGCTTGTTATAGCGACAAACACCACGATAGCCATGGCGATTTAAATACAGGAAGAGCGCAGGCCTCCACTCGGGATCGCGGTCATAGTTGAAAGAGTCACGGCTGTCGTAATAACCATCCTCAGTATTAAATGTACTGAAAAGGTGCTTTGCTCGCTCAACAAAGCCGCTCACATCATCTTTAATCTGCTGATACATGTTAATCAGGTCAGGATTGATATCCGCTACGAGATAGCTGGGATAATCCGTCGCCATCATTACAGCGCAGGAACCCGCGAACGGTTCAACCAGTCGCGGGCCAGCAGGCAGGTGCTTTTTCAGGTGCGGCATAACGGCGGCTTTATTACCCGCCCATTTCAGAATGGTGCTCATAGGGCACCGCCATCCAACATGGCGTCACGGCAGTCGTTCCAGCCATTCGCATAATCGCTGTAACCAAGCGGCCAGCCGTTTTTATATTCACGTGGCATCTCGTCAGGCACTACCGGCGCAGGCGGCGCTGTTAGCGCCTCCAGAGTTATTTCAGCCAGGCGGAGGCTGATATGGTGCGCGTCACTATTAGGCGACACACGTAAAATGTTTTTACACCCGATTACGGCTTGGCGCGCCTCTTCGATTAACTGCTCTTTGGTGAATTGGCCGTGTTCGGTCAAATTTTTGATGCTCATACAGCCCCCTTGTAGTGCTTGCCTTTCAACTCGGCGATTTCCTGACAGGTGACGCAGCATTGCACGCCCGGAATAACAGCCCGGCGAGCAGCAGGAATATCGCCGCCGCACGCCTGGCACAGAAACGCAGAAGGCGCAGCCGTACAGCTGCGCGCACTCTGAATAAGGCGATCACGGTCTTCCTGTTCGCGCTGCTGCACGCGATCCATAAAGCAGCCCATTAGTGCAGCTCCTGTGCTTCGTTGATGATAATGGTCGCCTCAAGCCGCAGAAGCTCCGCAGCCTCAGTGCCGCTTAGCTCGCCACGGGTGATAAATACAGCCAGCTTTTCCAGACGTGCCGCCATAACATCAGCGCGGCCCCGACGTTCTTCCAGACGTGCAGCAGTCAAAAGGCTATTAATACCAGCATCGTCCGGCCCGGTTTGGGTGTTACGCTTTTCAATATTTCGCATGTTTATTTCTCCAGAAATTAGGCAAAAGAATGCCCGGCGGGTTTACGCCATTAATTTTGTTAGTGGTTAATTACTCGGGTAGTACGCTTTCATGCGGCGAAAAACGACGGGGTAGAATTTCGCCCCAGCGCGCTATTTCGTTCATCGCTTTAATCAGTAACAACCGGCGGGACTGATCGAAATATTCAAACGGCTTTCCGACCTCATCGCTTTTAAACGTACCTGGCTCGTTGCGGTTCGCCAGCGTCATGACAACGAATTTAAAATCATCATTAAGCTTGTTGAAATTACGCAACGCGCCGTTCTGCGTTGCCTTTAGTTTCTGATGAAAACGGGCGAAACACTCCTCGCCAGACATCTTCACCGGCTGCGCATCGGCACAACCAGCATTATTAAACGGCATCGCACCTGCATTGATTGGTGCGGACATGTTGTTAATCATATCAACCTCAAAAAAGCTTTAACCCGGCGCTTAAAAGACACGGGGCGCAAAGTGCGCAGTTCACTTAATAATGCCGACTGGTCGCGGCTGGGGTTCCAGCGCTTACGGTCGCTTCCCATGATCCAGCCGTGGCCGTAGCTCATGGACGGACTTTGACGAACAAGCAGCGACGCGAACGAGGGTTCATGTTTCATGCTCATCTCACATCAGGCCGAATGTTGCGCCGATACCGCTGACAGTATCTACAGCGCTGGCGACTGCTGGGTTGCCCTGGACGCGGGCTTGCAGTGCGATAGCCGTTAACGTCAGCATTCTGATGCCAGAATTAACGCACTCGATCATTCCGTGCTTACGGGCTGGCGTCAGCCGTTCCGTTGATATAGCACCGGTGGCCAGCTCGCCAAGCTCACCCATCGCACGCATGACATAGGTTTGCATTTTCTCGGGTGCCAGCTCGTTCACCGGTACACATGGCAGACAATGTATCTGAGCTAAAAACCCATCGACCAGTGTTGAGTCCTCAGTTAGGTCAGTAAGCGTCCAAATCTCACGGGGTGTTAACTGATGCGGCTGCTCAGGGTTGAGCTTGTTGTAAAGCGTATGTGGCTTGATACCCGCCGCTACAGCTAATTCCTTAACGTTATGAGCTGCGGCGAACTTTCTGCAAGCATCGTCGAAATGTGAATGTGACGAAACACGAAAATCTAACATGCTGTAAATCCTTTTATATCCCAGAATGGAACTATCAAGCCTGCAGTGCGATTTCGCAGCCCTGGGCTGCTTCCATCGTCAAGGCGAACATGTTTATTTCGATAAGGCTGTTAACTCCGGCCTTCTTCCTGATAGGAATTCGGTTTTCACGGATCATTTGGCGGGCATAGCTTGGCTTGTAACCTGTGCGGCGGCAGAACTCATCAAGCGTGATGAATGGCTCAGATACCACAAGGTTGATGCTGGGGCGCATTGAAAAATTGCTTTTCATGATGCACTATTCCTCAGTTTGTGTTTAAAAACTTCACTATTCGGAACTATTCGCAATCATTCCGAACACCACAAAAACGATGATAGGATCGCATTTTAAATATGTCAAACACAAAAGAGACCCCTTCAGCGATCTCAAAATACAACTTCCCATCTCAAAGTGGTGGAAAGGAAGCGATAACGCGTATCCTCCAGGCATACGGATTCAGTACCAGACAGGCTTTATGCGACCATCTAGGGGTATCACAAAGCACTATGGCAAACCGTTGGATGCGCGATACTTTCCCGCACGATTGGCTCATTGCATGCCATCTTGACACGGGCGCATCGATGCTTTGGCTAACTACAGGGCAAGGCTCATCCACAACAAAAGCAGATGGCGACAATGGATTGCATTTGCAATTAAAAGAAATCTCAAATGGGGTTATTTCATCCTCTGAGCAAGTTCGCTACGACGCTCGCCTTTTACCTCAAGACACAACTGCCCCATTCATTGTGAAGTTTGAAAATTCGCTCTATCTCGTGGACGAGTTCAGGGGAGAGATCAACGATGGAATCTGGTTGATTGAATTAGATGGCTTTATGAGTATCAGACAGGTTTACCGTCTTCCTGGTGGGCGCTTACGCGTAGAGAATGGCCCCGCATCCTTTGAATGCACACCATCAGATATTAAAGCCAATGGCAGAGTGATCAGCAAAATAACATTTACTGAATAAGGGATATTGGTATGACTCAATTTAGCGCTTTCAACTATACACACAATAGAGATAAAGCCATCGCTAACTTAATCAACCTAATTGAAGGGATGACCTGTGATGGAAAATTAAGTGAAAAAGAAATGATTTTCCTTGATACATGGCTGATGGAATCAGACGTTCTTTCCCAAAATTATTTCGTAAACTGCATCAGAGATAAAATAAGCGAAATCCTTTCGGATGGTGTAGTTGAAAAAGTTGAATTAGACGAATTGAAAGAACTGCTCCATGAAATGCAACGCGGCTTGATGGATACTCCAAACATTGACCTATACTCTGCAGACTCTGACAAGCATTTGCTTGAGGGGCTATGTAAGGGGCTTGCTTCGGACTATCATTTAAGCGATGAAGAAATCAGCTATTTAAACTGGTTCTTATCTACAAATGCAGCTTTAAAAAGCAACTACCCCGGCAAACATCTTTACGAACTGGTTCAATCAATCCTGAGTGATGGAGTGATAACAGACGAAGAGCGCACCAAATTATTACAAGAAATAACTGCTTTTACAGGCTCAAATATTTCTGAGGGTATTGTGGATGGGTATTCCACAACTTCACCTGTTGACCTAATTGATGAGTTTAATCCTACAGATAGTAAAGTTTGCCTCACTGGCAAGTTTCTATGCGGCTCCCGTAGACAATGTGAAAGTGACCTTATAAAGCTTGGCTGCCAAATTGTTGATCGTGTTACTCAAGATTTAGACTATTTAATTATTGGCGCCCTTAGCTCGAAGGATTGGAAATTTCAAAGCTTCGGAAGAAAGATAGAACAGGCTATTGATTATCGTGACAATAAAGGAGTTCCACTCAAAATCCTCAGCGAGGAACACTGGCAAGCTCTGATGCGTGGTGGTAATTCCATAACTCAATAGGCCTATAGAATGGCAGTAAGCAAATTAAGCAATGGTAAGTGGCAGGCTCAGGTTTTCCCCAACGGTAGGGATGGGCGGCGTATTCGTCGCCAATTCGCCACCAAAGGGGAGGCTATGGCATTCGAGCGCCATGTTAAGGAACAAGCCCAAGATAAGCCGTGGCTGGGTGAGAAAACAGACAAACGCCGCGTTCGTGATTTGGTTACAGCCTGGTATAACGCACATGGTGTAACACTCGCTGATGGCGAGAAGCGTAAAGGCGCAATGGAGTTTGCCTGTCTCGCTATGGGCGATCCCCTCGCAACTGAATTCAATGCAAAATTATTCTCAACGTATAGAGAGCAGCGTTTAAGCGGGAAAATAACCCGCTCAGATCGCGTCAAGTCCGTAACCCCTCGCACGGTAAACCTTGAACTGGCTTACTTTCGGGCTATGTTCAACGAGCTGAAAAGACTTGATGACTGGACAGCACCAAACCCTCTCGAAAACGTCAGAGAGTTTAAGATCGCAGAAGTTGAACTGGCCTGGCTGACGGTTGAGGAAGCGACGCGCTTGCTTGAAGAGTGCGAGAAAAGCAAAGCTGGGGATTTAACCACAATTGTTAAAATCTGCCTTGCGACCGGTGCAAGATGGGGAGAAGCGGAAGGATTAACGGGTAAACAGATAAGCCCTGGCAAAATCACTTTCATCAAAACGAAAGGTAAGAAAAACCGTGCGGTTCCAATCAGTGATGAGCTTTACGAATTACTACCCAAAAGCCGAACCTCGAAGCCACTCTTTACCGGATGTTATTCAGCATTCAGGAGCGCGATAAAGCGCGCGGGAATAGAGCTGCCAGACGGCCAGCTGTCGCACGTTCTACGACATACTTTTGCCAGCCATTTCATGATGGGCGGCGGCAATATTCTGGTCTTACAACGCATCCTAGGACATACAGATATTAAGGTTACGATGCGTTATGCTCACTTTGCCCCCGACCATCTAACAGAAGCGGTTCAACTTAACCCCTTAAACCTAATTAGTGGCAGCAAAACGGCAGCACAGCGCAGCACTATGCAATACTTTTCGACAATATACGAAATCCTATGCGCTTGAATTTCCTGTAAATCATTGTTTTTAATGAAATACGGTTCGGACTCATAATCGCTTGGTCGTTGGTTCAAACCCAACAGGGGCCACCAAAAATCAAGGGCTTAGATAAGATATTATCTAAGCCCTTTTTCTTTAGTCTTATTATCAAGCCTATAAAATCAGGCTCCTTTCAGCATATCAAATACTACCCGCGCAAAACCTTGAGCCAGCTCAGGACTGGACAGGTACTGATCCATCATTGCTCTATGAGCCTCATTACTGTCCATGACGGCATCATCAATAGCTTTCGGGAAATCGCCTAGCATCGCCTGTTCACGCGTATTGTTCGCGATTTGGGTCATTACTGCCTGGTTTTCTGAAAGCTTATCGCGCACTGCGAAAGCATAATTGATCATGTCTTTATCGGTGAGATTATCGGTAACGAATAGTTCGTTAAGGCGAGCCAGAATATTCGACAGAAACTCTTCTTTCTTGTCTTTGGGCTTCGCCGTTCCCACATCATTGCCCGGTTTGATTTTGTATTCCGCAGCATCTTCCTGCAGCTTAAGGTGCTGCTCATGGAGCTTCGACAAACGGTAATGGCTCATCTCCACGTTGCTTAAATCAACCTCATCTTCTTCGACGCGCTGCTCATGCAGTAGCGGGCGCAGATGGCGGGCAAACAGACTCAGCTTTTCTAAGTTTTTGTCATCGTAATCTACGATCTGCGACATAAACTCGTAAAAACGGACAAAGCTGCCGAGATCTTTCTTGAAGATATCCAGCTTACTTTTTTCTTTTTCGCAGTCCTTGAAGGTGTTTTCCGCATTGGTGATCAGCACCACATCGCCGGTCTTCTTAGTGCGCTCAAACATCTCCTTGGCCAGCACATACGCATCAATCGCTGAGGTGTAACGTTGCTTCCAGCGCTCAACCGCAGGCTTGCAGATATTGCTGATGGCCGCGTTGGATTTGTTTTTGGTGAAGAATGCCTCACAGAACTGTTCCACTTCACTCCATAGGAAAATGCCGCTGGTACGCAGCTTTTCAAACAGTTCAAAGACGAGCTGTGGATCGCTGACATCCGTGAGTTCTGCTGTCTGATAGTACGGCTGGAAAGCGCCCAAAATCTCGTCTGGCTCGTTATAGAAATCGAGCACGAATGTGCCTGACTGCGCCTTCCCAGGATAGGTGCGATTCAGGCGCGATAACGTCTGCACGCACTCCACGCCCCCTAGCGCTTTATCGACATACATGGCGCACAGCTTGGGCTGATCAAAACCGGTCTGGAATTTGTTGGCCACCAGCATTACCTGATAGTCATCGGTGTCGAACGCTTTACGCATATCCCGGCCTTTCAGGCCTGGGTTCATATTGATTTCGGTAAACTTCTGGTTGAGCAGTGCAAGACTGTTGTGATCGTCCTCGTGGAACTCCACCTCCCCGGAGAACGCCACCATAGCGCTGATCTTGTCGTACTTTTTCTCGTTGATGTATTTATCAAAAGCCAGCTTATAGCGCACAGCAGCTTTACGTGAGCTGGTGACGACCATTGCTTTGGCCTGCCCGCCCAGCAGGTGCATCACATGCTTGCGGAAGTGCTCGACAATCACCTTCACTTTCTGCGACACGTTATGATCGTGCAGCGTGACCCACTGATTCAGTTTAATTTTGGCTTTTTTGCTATCCACTTCCCGATCGGGATCCTCCAACTTTTGCAGCAGCTTATAAGCCACCTTGTAGTTGGTGTAGTTCTTCAGGACATCAAGAATAAAGCCCTCTTCGATGGCCTGACGCATGGAGTAAACGTGGAACGCCTCTGGCTTGTTGGTTTTTGAGGCCGGTTCCAGCGGATTAGGCCGACGGCCAAACAGCTCCAGAGTTTTGGCTTTTGGCGTGGCGGTAAAGGCGTAGTAGTTGAGATTGTTGCTGCCTTTACGTGCCGCAACGGTAGCATCCAGAATATCTTCTGAAGACACTACTGCATCATCATCCGCCTCTTCGGTCATCAGCACCTCTTTCAGCTGTCGTGCCGTAGAGCCGCTCTGCGAGGAGTGCGCTTCGTCGGCAATCACTGCGTATTTACGCTGCTTCAGGCTGACGCTGTTTTCAATGGCCTTCAGGACAAATGGGAAGGTCTGAATAGTGACGATAATAATCGGCTGCGAGTTTTCCAGCGCAAAGGCAAGCTTCTCAGATTTTGAACCTTCGCCTTCTTTGTTATTGATGCGACCGACTACGCCATCCTGGTGTTCAAACTGATAGATGGTATCCTGGAGCTGATCGTCGAGCACGGTGCGGTCAGTTACCACAATCACCGAGTGGAACTGCTTCTCGCCCTTCTCATCGTGCAGGCGGGAGAGCTGATGGGCCGTCCAGGCGATAGAGTTAGATTTACCCGACCCTGCACTGTGCTGGATTAAATATTTATTGCCGGTGCCCTCTTCAATCGCCGCCGTGACCAGTTTATTCACCACATCCCACTGGTGATAGCGCGGGAAGATCAGGCTCTCGCTTTTGTACTTCAGGCCAATGGCGTTTTCTTTCTCTTCGATTTGCAGATGCACAAAGCTAGCAAGAATTTTTAGTAGGTTGTCCGGCAGCAGTACCTCATTCCACAGGTAGCTGGTAGCGTAGTCGTTTTCATCTTCCGGAATATCATTCCCTGCCCCACCGTCATGCGTACCTTTGTTAAACGGCAGGAAGAAGGTTTTATCCCCATCCAGTTTGGTCGCCATAAATACTTCGTACTGGCTGACGGCAAAGTGCACCAGCGCACCGCGTTTGAAGGTCAGCAGCGGCTCGGGTTTATTGGTGCCGGGATCTTTTGGTAAACGCGTTTTTTTATATTGAGAGATAGCGTTTTGTACTGTCTGCTTAAACTCAGACTTCAGTTCCAGAGTGGCTATCGGCAGGCCGTTGACGAACAGAACCAAGTCGATACGCCATTTCTTCGCCTTAACACCCGTTTCTTCAAATGCGGCTTTTGACGCGTGCGGGCTGTAAACCAGCTCCGGCACAATGCGGCAGATATTCTGCTGATAGCGAGCAAGGGTTTCTGGGTTGAGGTTATGCTCTGGCTTGAACTGGCACAGGTTAAAACGCGCATTATGGCTTTTAATACCGTGACGCAGCACGCCGAGGGTGCCGTAGGTACGCGACAGCATATCGGTGGCGTTGATATCCGCTTTTTTCAGCTGGGCCACCAGCGCATCGAGGAAATGACGCTCGGTATCAGTAGGATAAATTTTGGCGAACTTCTCCCACTCCTGCGGCTGCGTGGTTTGCACGAAGGTCAGCGCATCCTGGGAGTACAGCGCACGTTCGCGATCGTAGCCGGAAGTTTTGCCAAGAACCCAACCTTTATCAATCATCTGAGCGATCATTTCATCCTGGAAAATCAGCTCTTTGGTGCTGTCCATGCTCATGCAGTGGCCTCCTGTGACTCCTCAACGTCCTGCGTGTCAGGGGCAACCCAATCGCGGACGTCGATTTTTCCGGTGACGGCGGCGGAGATAAGGGCGGTTCGGCGTTCTTTAAGTAACTCAATCTGGATTGTTGATAATCTCGACAGATTGTCATAATTATTTCTGATGGACTCTAGATATTTTACGATTGCATCTTGTTCATGTTTAGGGGGTAACGCTAATGGTGCTTCGCTTACATTACCCAAGCTCAACCCTTCCTTTAGTCCATATTGTGCAACATCAAAGAATGAACGCCCGACAGATGATGCAAGGCTATAACCCAGAAATGCAGAGTTAATAATAGATGTATTGGGGCGAATTAAACTCAGATGTTGATTAATGTAGGTTGATTGAGAAAGCTCAGGAACAATAGCAACCCGTCCAGTATTTGCACCAGTAATACATACAACAACATCACCTGTGACCAGTCTGGTGCGTACACCCTCAGCATTTTTAGGTGGTGATACTCTTTTGGCTTTATCTAGTTGCAGACCAAGTTCATTATTTAAATCACCACTCTGAAGAAATATTTCACTTCCCTCATCAGTTATAAAATCAGCCCAACCTCTTGGGCCAGAAGTAATAAATGAAGATATTTGCTTTACTCGAACCGACACCCAATGCCCAGGTATTTCTCCCAACCACTCAACACCAGAATCTTTCATCGGCACATCAGAGTTTAGCCCTTTAGTGACGGCATGGCTAATCACTGCCTGACGTTTTTCTTTCAACAGTTCAATTAGTTGCTGTTGCTTCTCGATCAGGTTATCGATTTTTGCGGTTTCGTGATCGAGAAAAGAAACAATTGTCCCAAGCCCTACATTTGGCATTGGGACTTTAAATGAAGCGAGATCTTCCGTAGATAACTCAAGGAAGGTACTTCCTCTCCCTAAATTGTTTAACAGACTTGTTGATATTGAGAGGTAATAATAGAGGAACAAGTTACTCTCTTTGTCTTTTACAACCAAAGATTTGCAACCTTGGTTAGTACAAGACTGAGTTCCAGTTATTGCTAACGAGCCAATTGGAGCACGAGTAGACAAAATAACTGTATTCTCTGGCACTAAACTAGTGCCACAAGAATCCAATCCCTTATTAGTTATTTTTCTCTGACTATCGTTTAAATAAACCCCCGTTTTTTGGCTTAAATCGGTTGGAGTTATCCAGTTGATATCACCATCCCAATATTCTTCCACTCCTGACTTAGGAGTAGAGCCATTAACAACTATAACTATATTTTTTAATGATTTAACGGCCCACTCATTAGGTATGCGACCTAAAAATTCAACCCCAGAATCCTTATATTCCGGATATGCCTTATACTTAGCCATCAGGAATGTACCTCCTGCAGCAGCTTCATAATCTCGGCGCTGACCGCATCCAGATCGGCATCAATCTCTTCCAGCGGGCGCGGTGGCTGATAGACATAGAAATGGCGGTTAAACGGTATCTCGTAACCAACAATTCCTACCTCGCCATCTTTCGCATCGCGCTTATCGGCATTGATCCATGCATCATTCACATGCGGCAGTACTTCTGCTTTGAAGTAGTTTTCAATCAGGTCGCTGGTGGACACCACCGGGTTCAGCGGCACATTTTCGTTATCGCGCAGCTCGCCGTCCTGCTCGAACTCAACAACCTTGCCTTTGTATTCAAACGCACCGTACAGCGGCTGAGCGGCTTCTTTCAGCACCTTCTTCACCACCGGTTCGGCATCCGGGTTTTTCGTGGTGATGGCATCGATAAGCTGTTTGTTCTCTTTCGCATCCAGCTTCACGCCAGCCGTTTTGATTGCCCCTTTCAGGATCAGCTGGAACTGATTGAAGTCGTTGCTCATCAGCGTTCTGCCACCCGCCTGCACGCCCAGAGCCGTCTGAATCTGCTGCGCTTTCATCATTAACTCGCGCTGCGCCAGCCACAGTTTGCTGTCGAGCAGGTCTTTAATCAGCTTCTCTTTCAGCTCTGCAAATTCAGCTTTGATGATGGCGCGCGCTTCCGCTTCCAGCTCGTAGAAATCACCGTAGGTGTCCTCCTGCCACTGGGCAGCGAACTCGTCATACAGACGTTCCATAGGTGCGTTAAACGGCTTCGGCGCAAAACGCAGAGTTGCAATCGCCTCATCCGTCACCTGGGCAGATAAACGCAGCGGGCGCTCGACGGTCAGACGGCGATAGCCAAAATCAGTGCTGTTAAAGATTTTGCTGGCGAAGGTTTTTGGTGCTTCGGTTTTGGCGCTAGCAGACTGACGACCACGGTTAGATTTTTGCTCGGCGGCTTTTTCCAGACCAAGCTCTTCCAGAGAAGTAGCATCTACCACCTCAAAATCACCGAAGGTCTGGGTAATGAGCTTGATATCATCCTCACCCATCAGGTTGCGTTTAGAGCCCAGCGATTTACGCATCTTACCGCACAGGTTAGTACCATCAATCAGCTGCACTTTGCCTTTACGCGCAGGTGCTTTCTTGTTGGAGAGGATCCAGATGTAGGTGGCAATACCTGTGTTGTAGAACATATCGGTCGGCAGCGCGACGATGCCTTCCAGCAGATCGGCCTCAAGGATGTAGCGACGAATTTCACTCTCACCGCTGCCCGCTCCACCAGTAAACAACGGCGAGCCGTTGAGGATAATGCCGATACGCCCACCGCTATTCACGCTGCCATCCACATTATGGCTGTCGCGCATTTTACTGATGAGATGCATCAGGAACAGCAGCGAACCGTCGGAGACGCGCGGCAGACCCGGACCAAAACGACCGTTAAACCCTTTCTGCGAATGCTCGTCGTTGATCTCACCCTCAATCTTTTTCCAGTCCACGCCAAAGGGCGGGTTAGAGAGCATGTAGTCGAATTGATCCTGCGGCAGCTGGTCATTAGAAAGGGTGTTCCCCAGCTTAATGCGGCTGACGTCCTGGCCTTTAATCAGCATGTCGGCTTTACAGATAGCGTAGGACTCCGGGTTCAGCTCCTGACCGAAGGCACGCATCACTGCTTTGGGGTTTAGCTCGTGCACATATTCCATACCGGAAGAGAGGAAACCACCTGTCCCGGCCGTCGGGTCGTAAATGGTGCGGATAATGCCGTCTTTAGTCAGCGCGTCATCATCCTCCATAAATACCAGCGAGGTGGTTAAGCGCACGATATCGCGTGGGGTGAAGTGCTCCCCCGCCGTCTCGTTGGAGCTTTCCGCAAAACGACGAATTAGCTCTTCGAACACCAAACCCATGTCATGATTGGAAATTGCTTCAGGGCTTAGATCGGTAGTAGCAAACTTCCTCACCACTTTATAGAGCAGGTTGGCATCTTCCAGCAGGCCAACAAACTCGCTGAATTTGAAGTGTTCAAAGATTTCACGCGCATCCTTTGAGAAAGACTGCACGTAGCTCTCAAGGTTGGCTTTAATATCGTTCTGCCCCATCTTGCCAAGGTCCATCGCGGAGGCGTTGAAGAACGTCAGGCCGCTCGCACGCAGCAGGAACTTCTCTTTGGCTTCTTCAGAATACGAACTGTTTTTCAGTTCTTCAGCTTTTGCCACCACGGCATCCTTGGTATCCGCCAACACGCATTCAAGACGGCGCAACAGCGTAAAGGGGAGGATCACGCGTCCATACTGGGATTGCTTAAAATCACCGCGAAGCAGATCGGCAACTGCCCAGATAAAGGCTGCGGTTTGAGAAAAGTTAGTGTTAGACATGGAAATCCTTGGAAGAGATCACAGCCAAAGCGCAAAGGTGCCCAGGCAAAAATTCAGTATTTGGATGCATTGCGCAAAATAATACCTCTAACAGAGCCTACAGGAAACGCTTAAAGGCAAAGAGTTAGGCATCTATTTAAACCAAAAAATTGACTATTTTTTGTTCAGGCTGCTCGCTAAAGCCACCATAATTCTTTGTTTCTTACGCCGGGCTTTTACACTTTAGTTACCACACATTTTTTTCTATATCATCCAGAGCCTTCAGCGTTAGAAAAAACGTCTTTTTGGGGATAAGCTACGCTGTAGTTCACCAGTACGGGCGCACTGGCCCGGTTAGTGGTAAAAAAGAGTCATCCTGCAACCCATTTACGCCTTTCCCCTTTAAGTATTCCGGACTAACCAAACCACCTTCTGCCCGATAAAAAAAGCCGCAGCGGCTGCCACCGCGTTAAACACGATGTACATTGTGAAATAATTATCTTCTAAGCGGTCAGGGTAAGGCTCCCATTTCTCTGTCGGGATATAATTCATCAGGTTTGTAACGGTATACTTCAGACTTTCGGCAAGCGGGTCGAATACCCCTGAGCACATTAACATGAACGTGATCATCAGAAACACTATCAGGCGTAACGTCCATTTAATCATTCTTGACATCGTAGGTAGCGTTAGAGAGCCATACATACGTAGAAACAGGCATTCTGTTTTCCTTTTAGTGAGTTAGCCTCGATATCTTTTTACGCCTGTATGGCACTTTGTATTAAACTAAAAATGCTATTTCCGCTTAGATATTTTTCTAAGTGAGAGTATGATTGTTTTTACTTATAATTACGAAGAAGTTGTAACAGTAACAGGTCAAGCATGGATAAAGACCGAAATAAATTATGCAAAAACAGCGGGTTTTTAAAAAACGTTACATTCTTATACCCATTCTATTATTCCTCATATGGCTTGGATGGATTGTCTTTTTCATGATCTTCCCAGTAGAGCACGATTTATACAAAAAAGTTAAAATTAACAACGCCGTAAACCTTTACGTTACCCAAGCTAGCGCAGGTGCAATGACATCATTTTCCTATCATTACTATCTGTATAGTGCCAAAAAGAGCGATGCCTATTTTATGGCTCATGTAAAAAGTGAAACCCCGTTTATGGTAACCAATGATGACAGAGCCATCGCAGAGGTAAAAGAGGGGCAGCTCTACCTGCGCGTTCATGGCAAGATTTACTCATTCAATAACGTAAGTAATGGCATCAGAATCTATCTCGACGCCTCCCCCTACTAA